ATCGTCTATAAACTGATTTCGTCTAAATAATTCGTCATTTTGTTTTTTTAACTCAGAAGTGACTGCCTGTAATTGATCCTGAAGAGATCTGAGTCTTATTATAGATTCATCAGTAATTTCATTATTATTTAATTCTGTTTGTATAAGTTCTTTTAGTTTGTCTTTTCTGGTCTCTAAAATGTCATTTGCTCCTAATCCAATATCTGAAAATAACAATGTTTTTTCAGTAGCCTTTGATGTGCTTGATATAAATTGAGCTAATGGATCACTTTCAAGTAATGCTTTGTTAATAGCTATTTTATCATTGTTTTCTTCTATCTGTTCTTCTAATTTTTTTAGTTGTTTTTCAGACAACTCAGATATAAATCCAAAATCTTTTAATTGTTTAGTTGTTTCTGATATAATTCTTGCTTGTTTTCCAGCTCCTATATTAAAATTTGCATTAGAATTATTTAATCTTCTTTGTGCTTTTTCTTGTTTGTCTATAATTGGTTGTACATCTTGTCTTTTTTTAGCTATATCTGATAGTATAGTATTTTGTCTTTCAAGTGAATCTATATCTAAAAAATCAAAATCAAATACTTTTCTTAAATCTGCACTAGCAGAAATAAAATCATCCACAGCACTGCTTGCTTCTTTTGAAGATTTACCAAATTTGGTAAATAACGTTGTAGCTGCTGTTACGGCTACATTAACAAGCAGTATAATACCACCAACACCAAATATTTGAGAGCCTAGTGTTTTAAATGCTGCTTTAGCACTGCCTGTTTTTTGAACAAGTAAACCAAACATTTCAGCGTTAAAGGCAATGTTGTTACCAATAGCCCTAAATCCCTGAGCTGCGCCTTGACTAAACTGAGAGGCATCCTGAGCTAAATCACCAAACCCAAACAATGTTTGATTCGCTATAGAGAACGATTTGTCACCACCTAAAACAGTTTGATTTGTTTTTTCTTGCTGATTCTCAAATGCCTCTAATACCTCTGTAGCATTTGAAACTGCTGTAGATGATCTTTTAAATTGGTCAGCTAATTGTTTTCTTGAAGTTAAAGACTTTTTCTCATTTAAGGAGTTTGTTATTAAAACTTTACCTTCTTCTTTTTCAGCAGATATAAGACTCTTTAAGGATTTAAGCTCATCTTTTGTTAGCTTCTTTTGTTCTTTAGCTCGTTTTACAAGCGCGCCTAATTGAGACTCTCGAGTTTTAGATTGTTTTATACGCTGTTGATCAGTCTTACTTACGCCTGTTTGAGTATTTTTTAGTTTGTCTAACTGTGCCTCTAATTGTTTTACTTTTTCTGTTAAAGAAGATACTTCTGCCGTAGTGCTTGCATCAATAATATCCTTTAACCCAGATAACTGTGACTTGTCTATTTTAAATTCTACATTATATATTAGATTTGGCATGGTAATGTACTAGTCTTTAGGTCTATGATAGGCTTCACGAGCCATCATACATTTTGTTATCTGTTCAACCGAACATTCGGCTTCAAGTTCCTGCGCTCGCAGCGGATCAAAGTCAGCGAGAACGTAACAATAATATTTGTACGCTCCGCCAACTTCAACCACGAGGTCATTAGGTGCGAGCAAGTCTAATGACTCTAAAGTACTCCGACTCCATTGGTAGGTACTTGTCGCCTGTTCGTAAAAAAATCCCACGCTTCCTCAAGCGTGCCTAATTCTAACTCATCAGACTTCCAAGTTTTACTATCAATAGGTTTATCTAGTTTCAAGCAGTGATCTGCCGTATACTTACAGTATTTAGATCGAAACTCTTCGTCTAAACGCCATGCGTTTAATCCGTCAAGGTCTTCCATTGTATAATCATCAACAGAAACTTTATCATCATTAAGTTTTTTTTCTAACTTAGGATGATGTTCTTTATACCAGTTCATAAGCATATTTCTACGCTCATCCATTATCTTATCAAAACGAATAGGGGTCGGCTTGACTTCAAACCGAACCCCCATAAATTCGCCAGTTACTTTTGTAATGCGTCCCATAAATTGCTCGCTTTATTTTAGGGTTATGTGTTAAACTCTACAAATTCATAATCAGTAGAAAGTTGTAATGTTGGGTTCTGAAACTCAAAGTCACATCCGCCATCTCCTTCAACGCTAATTCTTACCCATTTACAAGTAGATGGTAACGTTTTTGATACTTGTACAGTACCTATTGCAGATATAGCCTGTGTTGCTTGACCATTAACAATGCCATTAGAAACATTATAACATTGAATACCTATCAATGCCCCTGTATAATCGCTGTCAGCAGGGGTTGCGGTGTCTACAACGTCTATACCAAAAGTCAGTGTTTTACCAGCAAACGGAAAGTGTATATCACGATAAAACGCCCTACCATCATTTGTGTTATCTGCAAGTCTTTGAATACCGCTAGTAGTTGATGTTTCAGCTGTAAATGAAACAGTTGCAAATGAATTTAAAGGGTCTCCAAAACCATTTGCCCATCCTGCGGCTACACCACTAACGGAACCTTCCTGCCAATTAAATAAGGATAATCCGTTTTTAGAATAAGACATCTCTGCTGTATGTTTACCTGTGGAAGAACCATATCCTCCTATAGCTTCCCTTGAGCTAGTAAATCTAAATGAAGCATTATCTTCAAATTGAGTCACAACTTGTAATGTGCCTTCCGCTTGAAGTATGCTACCGTCTAAACCTATACCAGAAAAAACTAGGCTAGTTTGATTCGTAGCCCAAGTATTTAGCTGAGTTCTAGATGCCGTACTATATAATCCTGTAGCTGTAATATTGTAAACCTTGCTTGTAATTACTTCTCTGTTGTTTTCTATTACTTGCGTGTTTGGCTCTATGCTTATAATTTGTCGTGAAGCCTCAGCAGCGCCCTCTTGCACAACAGAAAATGTCTGCGTTTCAGATAACGTAGATGTGTTTATTATAGCTAACTTGTTTAGTTGTGTGGACATTGTTGTTTACTCCTATTTATTAAGCAGTTCCAGCTTCAGAGAACAACACCTTTCTACTGTCTACATCTTGAAGTTGTGCTACTATTACAGTTTCAAGTCTTCCGTTTTCAAATGATCGGTATCCTTGTATAAATGTCAAAAGAGGTAATCCAGATGTCGCATCGTTACCACCTAATGTAACGTCTACGCCCTTTCCTATAAGTTTGATAAATCCTTCTTTTGGTTGCTCTCCGCCTATACCAATATAATCAGCGCCAGTACTATTACTAGTTCCTGCTGCTAATATATCATCAGTTGTACCATCAAACTTAGTTTGAAGTGTTCTAATCACTACTCGACCAGTATATGACTCAAATAATTCACGTTCATTTTCAACCATAACTGTGTCTGGAGTCATGCCAAGTTCTAAACCTTCTACAGTTATGTTATCAATGGTTCCTTTAAGGGTTTCAGTATCCCCTGTTCTATCAAATATTTGAGCTTTTTTAAATAATAACCTAGACATAATGGGTACTCCTTGTATATTAAGATACAGCTAAAGAATTTAGCGTTGATATTTCAGCAGCTTGAGCTGTCAAAACAGTTTCTCTTCTGCCATTGCTAAAGTCTTCGTGACCCATAATGTATACAACAGGAGTCGTTATACTATGAGAACCTGTCGCTCCATGAAGTTTTAGTTTAGCCTCAGTTGGAAGAACTCCATCTGGAGATACACTACCATGATCTAAGATTGCTGTAGTAACCCCTGCGGCTGCAACTTGTTTGAAGTTTGTGTCAGTAGTTCTAACAACAATACGACCTGTAAAGGACTCATTGATTTCTCTGTTATTTTCTACTGCTACTGTAGCTGGCTCATTACTTATTTCTAAACCCTCCACAGTTATGTTTCTGATGTTAGTACCTCCAGTACCTATAGCAGAACCGCCAGAGGTAAGGATTTCAGCATGGGTAAATATTAGTTTTGCCATTATTCTATTGTCTTATTTTAATTATACTTTCAAAGTTTACATTTGTTGATAGGTAACCATCGTCTTCATCTATCGTGTTCACACCAGTCATTGTCAGGGTTTCTACATCAGAGTTGATGGAATCACCATCGGTGGTATCTGCCCAGTCAATTAACTGATCCGTAATTTCTAACATTCTGTCATAAGCAACGTCTTTTCCGCTATGAGAATCTGATTGCTCAACGTACACAGTGACCTCAAAGTTTTGAACTAGATCAATAGGTTTTTCGTCCTCTACTCTGTCTATAGACGTTCCGCTTAACAACCTAAAGATGGCTACCTCTTTTTTGATATCACCTCTTTTTCTAATATCGAAATTGTTTCCACTGAATTTCAATACCTTTTCAATAGTGGTTCTACTGTCTGTTCCAGAGTACGAGCTAAAACTAGTAGTGTATGCTGTAAGTATTGCGTTTCTATCCAATTCTAGTCACCGTTGCTTCAGCTTTTAGCGTTCTAGGTTTATCAAGAATGTTGAGTATCTTATTTTCTACAAATTCTATTATATCTTTTTGCTTAGACGTTTTGCTATCTTTTTCTATAGGATACAATCTGTGTTTTTTAGTTTTGGCTTTAATCTCACCTTCTGCTTTTAATTGATGTAATTCCATATAGTTATAAACTTTGCCATTGTCATAGCCAAAACCTATTTTATTTTCGCCTTCCTCAAAGTAAAAACTTTTTCTGGCACTTCCTGTCCATATAAAATCTCTATAAGGATTTCTACTATTGTTATCTTTTCTTTGTGCGTATTTTGTGTTTAATTTTTCACGACCACTTCCATCTGGCTGAAGTCCGTCTTCAGAAACTTCCCATATATGCTCTTTGTACTCATTACCTATATCAGTGAGTACTTGTTTAGGTACACTTAAAATAGTATCCTCTAAATCTTTTTTTATGGCTTCACCTATGGTCATATCAATACAAGCTCATAAATCTAACTCTAGGAGTTGTCTTGGGTTTAGCGAGTAAACCACTAAGTCTTCTGAGGTTAGACGTTAAATATTGATTGTACATTGCGTAGTACTTTCTAGCTTTTTCGTAAGAGTAGCTTTCTCTGTGAGTTGCGTCTTGAGCGAACCACAACTCTAAAAATTTGTATGATAATAAATCAACGAGGAGTTCCTCCGAATCTGCAGCGTGTATAGCATCTAGTAGAGCTGTTTCTGTGCTATACGTAGTATCGTTGATGAACTCTCTAAGATTCTCAAGAATATCCGTTTTAAGGAGCTTAATTGCTTTACCTAGTATAAGATTATCCTTCTCAGAGAGATTGAGCGTTGTGGAGCCTGTAGTGACGTTTACACCCTTAAATGTGAGCTCTTCTAGTGCATCAATATTGTTTCTAGTAAGGGTTAGGTCACTGAACGCCATTATTGTTCGCCTTTAATTTTTTTTAGTTCTTTGTATATCCTTATAGTCATATAAGTAAACGTTGCGATACCCACAAGTATGGATATCACTGTCGATACGTATTGAAGGGTGATGCTGGAAACTAATCCAAGCATACCTATCATAGCATTATAGTCCATTATGTCTTCTAGGTTAATCATAATAAAGAGAGAGCCGCACAAGGCGACTCTCCTTAAAAATTAGGCTTTGGCTACGTTACCTCTAATGTATCGCCCACCTAGATCTGGTCTGAATACTTTAGCTCCGTAAAGAACTTCGATAAGTATGTCAGCACCTGACTTGGTTTCTTCTACAGTCAATGTGTAGTTCACATTGTTAGTAGGCTCGAATCCAGCAGCTCTACGAACACCAGAACCTGAACCGCTATCTACTGAAGGCATAACCGCAGTAACTAGGGCAAGGGCAGATGGGTCATAGAAGAACTGCTCACGACCAGTGTCACCTGAAGCAATATCAACTGGGTTGATAGTAGCGTTGTTGGCGAGCGCTTTTCGTAATGGCTCTTTAATGGTTAATACAGTACCAGTTTGGCTTTCTACAGTGTAGAAGTCATCAGTACCTTTAGCAGAACCGAAAGTAACAATGTCACCCTCAGCTAGAGATACAGTTGCTGCAGAACCACTACCATTGTCGATAGTTAATGCAGTTTGACCGATAGCTTCTGTGGCTGCAAGAACAGCGTCAGTTACTGTAGCAGCAGTATGGTCACTTCCTTGATTGTCGATGAAGAAGTCAAAACCATAAGCACGACCCATAGCTCCACCTAATTGGATACCTGAGTCTCCACGAGTGTTAGCTTGTTGAAATAGGCTTAATGTAGTCAAGTCTTTCTCAGCGAAAGGATCAATAACCATCATCATGTTGTCAGATACAAACTTACGAGCAGCCATGATTCTTCGGGCTTCAGCAAGGTCGTTAGCACTCAACACAGTAGAGTCAGTGTTATTGTCAGCGAAAGCTACTTCAAAAGCTTTACGAGCCTCAACTTTAATGTCGCTATTGATTTGATCAATAAGCTGGTGTAGTCTTGGTACGAAATGCTGTTGTACTAAATCAGGGAGTGCAAACTTCTGGTCAGCCTTGTCGATGCTGAATCCAGCATAGTAGTGCTTATTAATTACTAGTTGCTCTTCGTTAGCGTTAGGAGTTCCTAGAGAATAAGAACCTGAGTAAGATGAAGGAGAACCAGTAGGTTTTACTGCACGAGTAATGCTTACAGTCTTGTTACGAGCTGCAACGAGACCTTCGATAGATGCGCCAGCTACGTTGGTAACGGCTTTGGATACCATTGGTCGATCTGGATATTGGTTAGCTAGTGCAACCTCAACAAACGCCTCTGGTTCGTAAATGGA